CAAACCGGATCTTATCAACCCAGTTAGCAGCATCACTTGGAAGGGAAAGGTAAGTCTCTACCTTGGGAGAGTCGTCGACTGACCAGCCGACAACGAGGTTTGTGAACAGGGTTTCTGCGACAGACGTAAGAACGTCTACCATTTCAGCACCGCTCTTTTCCTTCGTGCTGTCAGCAACATCAGTTGGCATGACGCGAAGGATTGCGTTAACCTCACGCTTTGAGAGATTCTGGCGAAGTTCAATCCAATCGCCAGAGTCGTGTTCGTATCGCTTCGTCAACGTCTTATCAACAGGACGAAGGAACTTTGAAGTATTTTCAGTCATGGAAGTCTTAACTCCTCTTTCTTATGCTATATTAGATCAAAGACCAGCGAGAGCAGCGCTCTTGCCGTTGACCAGCGTCACCGTAGCAATGTCTGATGCATTCGGCTTAAGAACCGTGCACTCAACATCCTGGGTAATAAAGTCGCCAGCAGAGATCGGCACACCGACTCGGCGGAACTTTACGCGTGGAAGGTCAACAGTAAGTTGGTTGTATACCGAGCCGCCAACAAGGGAGCCACGGAATACCAGCGTTACGCCAAACTCGTCCTCGTCGAGGAGAGCCTGATAGTCGCTTGTGTCCTGGAAGTCCATGGACATCGACATCGTAATTTCGCGTGCGCCAGAGGCAACACGGCTGAAGTTTCGGGTCTGTCGGAGGGTACCGATGTGCTCCACATTGTTATTAATCGAGAAGGTAAGATCCTTCACAGTTGCCTTGTCAGTGCCGTCAAACTGAACCTTTGCACCATTGAAGTGGAACGGCTGAAGCGACGTTGCAGCGTAGCTAGGCGTGAGTGGATCAAGGTTTCCACCGACAAGCGGCTTTGTCTGTCGGGTTGAACCGTCGAGACCGAATGAAGCCGTTACGATTTCACCGAAGGATGCGCGGAGCTCAAGCGTGTTCACGCGAACACCACCGTACTGGCGAATCAAGCCGTCCGTGGTGAGACCGTCGCTACCACCCGTGTAACCCTCAAACGTAAACGTTGGAGAGATAGCGCCAGGGGTAAAGACGTGTGAATAGCTGCTCGATGCCCCAGCGGTTGTAACCGTAGAAGCCGAGAACGCAGACTTAAGAAGCAACTCGATGTCGTCTGGCACAAGAGGCATCTCAAGCGTACCCGTCACGTTGAACGGAGCAGGCATAGCAAGAGTCATATCCTTAGTACCGCGAATCGTCATCGGGCTGAGGTATTCGTTTGTGTCGTCGAAGTTAAAGTTGTTGGCAGCGAGGAACTTACCTGCGGTAACGAACGTACCCTCGGTTGTTTCCTTGCCGTAGGCGATATACCCTAGAGCGCCAACGCCAATGTTGTTAGCCATGTATTTTCTCCTTAGCGGGTAAACGCCTTCATGATTTGAAGGTTGACCCTTGCTGTTTTGACGATCGCGTTACCACGATCTTGAATATCATAGGTGGTATCATTCACCATGATGTCATTGACTAGTCCGCCAAGCTGTCGCTTGTCCTGAGACCTAAAATATCGGGAGACCAGCGCGGCAGACTGGACGAGTTTACGATCTCCCATTGCCTCTTCAGCGTCCACTTCAAAGTACTCTCGAGCATCAAGCATCAAAAGGATGTTGATCTCCATAAACCTCTTGTCATAAGAGGTTGTCTCTCCATTTGGAGACTCAGCAATTGGCTCAACCATCACACAAGGCATAAGGCTTTGTGGGATGATGCCAGGATCTCCAAAATAGACTGACTTTACTTCTAGGACATCTGCGAGACCACCGTCGGCGCGAGTCAAGCTCGTCAATGTTCTGATCTCTTCAATAAGACGGTCAATAATTTCTTCCACGGGTGTCTCCTATTTGAATTTGTCAACGTACCCGTAGCTCTTTACGATTGGTTTAGAGCCTTGAACAGAAGCATTTATAACATTCCTAAACTGTTTGTCTATTTGAGCTTTCCAGATCTTGAAGAAACTGTTTGTAAATTTAGGAATAAATGGTCGAGCTGGTACCTTAGCTTCAAATGGCATTGACTTGCCTTTATTTTTACCGCCCTTACGGACGTTGTTAAAGACTTGTGAATAACCATAAAGATGTCGAACTTTAGGACCGCTGAGCTGCCAGTAGAATGAGCCAACAGCTTGACTTTCTCCAGGCTGGTAATTCACCCTTTGCTGCAAACGAATACCATCTTTTTGGACGTTTCCGCTAGAAGCATTTCCACCAGCATTTCTGATCCTACGACCAGTAGCTACATCATAAAGTTTTCCAGTAAGCAACAATGGAATATTGTTTTGCGCATACTTAGCTCTCATCATTGCTCGAGCTACTATTGTTTTTCTTGCAAGTGGTTTAAACTTTGAACCAGTTGTAGCATCTTTACTATCATTAATAGAATCTTGAACTTTCATTCCAACGTACTTTGAAAGGTCTTCAAAAGAACCATACGACCAAAGCTTTAAATTTTCTTTAAAGTCGTTAAGGTGTTTGCCTTTGTTGTACTTGATAACTTCTCGTTCTATGGATACGCCAAAAAATCTGCGCATCCTATCACTTACAAAGCTAGGCTTTAGTTGAATTCCAAATGCTGGTACGTTTTGACCACGAGTATAAACCATTAAACACCAATCCTTCGGCGTCGGTAGATACTGAGCAAGTCGGCGATCTGTTGGCTGCTGAGAGGGATGATCTCTGGCGTGGTATCTTGAGCTCCACCATAGTCAGGCTTTACCAACTCGCTCATAAAGAGCGCAGTGGCATGCTTAATAGCGGGCGGAAGTGTGGCATACCCAGCCGTATACACAATAGTGTATTTGGACGTTGGAGAGAACAGCGTTGTTTCACTGGCAGGTCCCAAAAGAACCTTGCCAAACTTGTCTGTTTCGCTTGTCAGCACCAGCGTGCTAGGGGTAATTGTCGTTGTAACTGGCGTAGTCGCAATCGTTGTTTCAGAGATTGAAGTCACTGAAGTCAACGGGTACTGAAGCGTCAAGTAGGTTGAAGATCCATCTCCAACAAAACTTTCTGTGTACGTTGCCTGTTCAAATACTCGTTCGCAGAATGTTTCAACCTGTTCGGTTGCAATTTCAATCAAAGAGTCTAGCTGATCACTGGAGTACTGGCGAAGAGCAATACCTAGAGGCTTATCTTTGAACTCTGTAGCGGTAATGTACTTTCTCGCCATTGTGCCTCCTTAGGTTACTTTTCTCTTTTTCTTGTTACGAAACGAAGCAGGAATCATCTTTGCAGCGGCAAGTCGCGCTATAGTAATCAAACGCAGTCTTCGTCGCTTGAAGGCAATCCTTCGCCTTGGTGAGATAGAGAACTTTTTGTTAATGGCAAACTTACGAGTAAGTCTTCGCCTATTAGTTGTTTTTAGAAAGGGTCTTAACTTCGCCATTGAATGCCCTCCATAGTGATGTGCGGTAGCCGTCCCATGAGAACTGCTTTGCACGGATCAGTCCCTTCTCACGCATCTGCTCTCGCAGCGACGGGCTAAGGAACATCTTCTCAATCTCCGCCGCGATTGACTCTGGGCTGAGATTTGCATATCGACTATGACTCTTATTGACTACCCAGTCGTGTGGCTCAATTAGAGCCCCAGCATCACCCAAAACTTCAGAGCCTGCGCCGTAGTTTGTATGAGCAACTGGAAGACCACAAGCCATTGCCTCAACAAGTGGTAGACCAAAGCCCTCGACCTGCGAAGGCAGGACAAAACAGTCAGCCATGTTGTAGAGATCAACAAGACCAGGATAGTTATGGGAAGTAAGTGCAACTGCGTCATTGTGCTTTGCGTGCTTTCCAGAGAAGAGCACGTTATCCACAATGTCAAGTTGGTGAGCAAGCTGAGGGAGATCGTGTCCACCAAGATGGTAGTTATCAAACGGCACGGTGTGCGCGTAGAGCACCACTTGCGGGTGCTTATAAGCTACAATCTTAATCGCCTCGAATAGCCGAGGCCACTGCTTACGCTCAACATTTTGAGCAACATTCATAACTACAAACTTGTCGTCCCAACCAACGGACTCCCGAAGGAAGCGTCGGTGTTCTGGCTCGTACTGGTAGAAGTCATCAGATACTCCATGGTATGCCATCGTTGACTCAAGTCCATTGCGCTTAAGTTCATCCACGCCATATTGAGAGCAAGTAATAATCTTCAAGTTCGGTGTCTGTTGAAGCACCTGAACCCAGTTGTAGTTCATTGGAGCACCCTCAATCGGCATGTAAACCGTAATCGGGTACTTAATCAGATCTCGGCGTAGTAGCCACATGACTACCGTCGCTGGATCTGCAATGATGTGTACTGCATCAATCTTATGCCTTTTAAGCGTGACTGATACATTCTTCCAGCCAATCGCATCTTTCAGCATTGACTCAATCGGATAGTAGTGATGACCTTTTCCAAGATCACGCTTCTGCGTGTCCTGACCTCCAATGACCACCAACTGATGACCGACAGACTTCAAGTGCTCTACAGCAACTGAGTTTACGATTCCAAAACCAGTCTTTAAAAATGGTGAATCACCGAGCATGAGGATCTTCATGCTACTTCATACCCGTTCATTCGCATCCGATTAACCCAATGGGTATTCTCAGCTGGAATGTAGGCGACTCCATCTACTACTTCGACCTCTCCGTCATAGAAAGTTTCAAGACAGTTAACTTTTGCCCAGTTTTCTGGAGCAACCATCTTAATAAAACCTTCTCGGTCCTGTGTCGGACTCTTGTCAAGATCTCCTGTAATAAACTCAATACTAGTTTTCTTAGCCTTTGGCATCATGTGCCTCCTTCTATATGGTGTGGTAGGGGGATGGATTTCTCCACCCCCCTAGCAGCACCTAGTTCACGCTAAAAAATTAGATCGTGAAGTTCTTGAGGCGCACAGGGCGACCCTCAAGAGCGAAGCCGAAGTACCCCTTGATGTAGAAGTCTTCAGCGTCCTTAGTCTTAGCAAGCATCTCCATCGTGAAGTCCTGGTTCACGATAAGCTTCGCGTCAGCACGTCGGAAGACGAGAATCTCGTTCTCCTCGTAGTGGTCGTCCGTAACGATCGGCACGCCGTCGTACGAAAGAACGCGGAAGCCAGCGCCAACCTCAACTCGGTCGAGGAAGCGCTGCTGACCCTGAAGAAGGGCACTGATCTTGCGGCGAACTGCGCGGCTCGTCATGATAACGTCAGCCTCGCCCTTCGTGTCGTCAAGAGCCTTGTCCAACATGGCAAGGGTGAGAGCAGCAGCCGAAGCGTCCGTCGTACCACCCTCATTGCCAGGGGTAGAAGTGTTGATCTGATGCTTGATGCCGATGATACCAGCGTTGGTATCTTCGGTGCCGTCGCCGACGCAGATCGCCGTGGCGAGTCGCTCAGCAATCACGCCCGAGTGGACGCGAATCTCTTCCTGTAGCGCGTTGACAACTCCACCAGCAGCCGCAATGAGCGGACCAGTGACTTCACCACGGGTGTACAGGTACTTGACGGTCTTTGCGACCTTAGCGTAGGTCGAGCTTGAAGCGCTTGGAAGTGAACCACCATCGGTGCTGAATGCAGCCGTAGGAAGCCCGCTTCGCTTGCGGATGTAATAGGTCTGTGTAGGCCAGTTTACACGCGTTACAACGCTAAGAACAGGTGTAGCCTTGGCAACGTAATCGCGGATTACTGGATCGACTACCTCTGGGAGGAGGTATGCACCAGTAGATGCGACGGACGTGCTAAGAGCTCGCTCAATGTCAGCCATTGAAAGTCTCCTTAATTATTATTACTTGTAGATATTACCGAGAGCGTACTTCAACTTATCCTCATTGCTCATCGAGCCGAGGTCTGGAAGTCCAGTCTCAAACTTTTCGCGGACAACGGCAGCAGGCAACTTGCCAGCAGGAAGCTCTTCGAGCTTCTTGATGTAATCAGCCTGCTTTTCGACTGTCTCACGGAGGACTGCCGTGCTCTCGTCAACCTTAGAGGTGACAAAGGCGGTAATAGCCTCAGCGAGGTCGCGGCGAACCGAAACCCCATTAAAGTCCACGTTTTCATCTGCAGGAGCATCTTCAGTCTTAGCGACTGGTGCTTCCTCTGCAGCCTGCGGTGCGTCGGGCTCAAATACCCCGAGCGTTTCGAGTTGCCCCTTGAGTGCGTTAAACGCGTCGACGAGCTTCTGCGCATCGCGCTTGGCGATTCTTGCGCGCTCGACTTCACCGTTCTCCTCTGCGGGAGCAGCAGCTTCAACAGCTGGTGCCTCCTCAACAGGAGCGGCTGATGCGTCAACAACGGGGGCTTCGGTCTGCTCGGTCACCTGAGCGGCAACGGGTTCCGCAGACTCATTTGCTACGACGTTATCAACCACTTCGGTTGCGTCGCTCTTAACGAGCTCTTCTGCCATATTTTCTCCAATCTCCTCGCCCTCAATAGAGCGAGCGAGTACAGTGCCGAACGACGGTACCCACGAGGGGCGCGTCGTGTTACTAATTTCCTTCAACTTAATCTTGAGGAATCGGATAACCTTTTCTCCAGAGGAGGGGTCATCAACCATGCGGTACTGGACACCA